ACTAGCATTTAAACTAGGCCCACGAACCAATGTTAACTTACCATTAGATATACTTGCTGTTCCACCGCTTAGATCATATGACCAATCAGTAGTGTAAGCAAAGTTACCGTTAGTTACGAGATTACTAGGGTTATTACCTACGTAATCTTGTGGGACTAGGGTGTATTTCTTGGTTGAGATAGTTTTAAGAGTCCCAATCCAGCTCGTGCTAGCTCTAAAGTTAAAGTTACTAGAATTATCACTGACGTCTTTTGTCCAATAGACTACATGAGTCCCTACTGTTGAAGGTATATCAAACTGTGGCGTATTACCTGAACCAATAGATAAAAACCCAGTTCCGGCAGTGCTAATCACCTCGTACTCAGTTCTATAAGTCTTACCATTTCGCGGAAATACAAGCATGTTTTCGTAGAAGATTGAAGTTGTGGTTGCTTGACTACCATCAATACTATAAGTATTGCCACCAAGATCAACCCAAGGGCTATTAACAGTTGTAGGAGCTACTAACTCCTCACTACCTAAAGCCAAGTAGTTGTCTGAAGAGTCTGGTAGGACTAGGATGTATTCCTTGACTGATACAGGTCTGATTGTTCCATCAAAACCTGCACCTGCCCTGAACTGCACAGTAGGAACACCAGACCCAACTGCTTTGTATATTGTCTGTGAATAAGTCCCGTTACCACTTGTTGCTGTACCAAAGCTACCCACATCTGAACCAGCCGTAGGAGTGATCGTACCAGCTACATGGTCAGTAATCTCAAACTCAATTGTGTAATACTGTCCTTCCGTAGTCAAGTTATCATAGCTAACAACCACTACACCTCCTTGGCTACCATCAATAGTAAAAGTCCCATCGCCATTATCAACCCAAGGGTTTTGAACGACTGTAGGAGCTACTAACAACTCACTACCAAGACGCTCGTAGTTATCGGTATTGTTATAGGTGCGGGTTAAGCCTGTGGTTAGGTCTTTGAATACTTGGTTGGTTATGATGCCTGCGCCGTAACCAGTGCTCTGCCTGTGTATAGAATCTATATCCCAAGCTAAGCCATCAAAAGTTCCTGCTGCCGCACTAGCTCGCGATACACCATCAACCCATATTTCACATGACCCATCAGCTAGAACTTCAGTCTCTATGTAGTGGTCTTGATCCTTTATAATATCACCTTCTGATGTTTCAAGTACGTTGGAACTAGAGTCCTCAAGCCTAACTACCCCTGTGGAACTAATACGTACTCTCGAATTGGTGCTAGAAGTATTACCAAATACTTTAGGGAAAGAAGCAAGTGTATCAAACCTAACCCACTGCTTAGATGTAAAAGCTACAGGGCTAAATGTAGGGATAGAAGCATAACGATCAGTATTATTCCCAGCCATTACAGTAACATCCTGTATAGGGCTGAACAATCCAGCAGGTACGATTACGAATGAGTCATCGTTTATTCCCGGCTTAGCATCCTGTCTGTACCACGGTGCACCTAGTGATTTTGATACGTAATGTACACGCTCGTTACCGTCACCTAGATCACCGGGTGCGTCTGATGCAATTACTGTGGCGACACTATCCCAACGGCTACGTAGTACTATTGCGTCGCCTTCTGAGTCAAGTAAACCACCTAGTGTAGTGTTTACTGGATCTGAGATAGTTGATAGTTCTGTAAGTGTGAATACCCCTACACCTGTTACTGAATCTGCCATGTTAAGGCTCCTTATTTATAAAATTTATGTAGGCCAATACGTTCTATATATTGTAGATGTTTGGCCCAGTATGGTTGTATGTATACTGCATGGTAATGTGTAGCGTCTGTTACCCTAGGTTTACTAAGGGCTTCTAAAGCTATGAAGTAAGCTACGATCCTAGACTGTGCTTCAACCATCTCATCTGAGTGGTTGTCGTGTGTCCAACTGAATTGGTAAGGTTGCCACACAACTGCACATACATCATTAGGCCACCTAGCATCTGCAACTCTGTTGAGTGTCACATCCGCTACGGCACGTTGCCCTGTTAGAGACTCGCCCCTAGCTTCGTGATAGACGTTGGTTGCGAGGCATGTAGCAGCTTCGTCAATGAGTCTATCTGTTTCTCTAGCGCCTTGCGTTGTCGGTATGCACCCCATGAGGATAAAGGTGACGGTAAGGCCAAACCAACTGCTAAGGCAAAGGCCATTATTAACCATGCTGGGTACTCCTGAATGTTATTATAAGTCTGTTCTACTGTATCTGTGACGTACTCCGTCTGAGAAGTGTCACCAGTCTGAACCTTAACCATGTTATCTTCTTCTACACCTGTGTCGTGCTGACCACCCATCTTAGCGTCTACGCTAACTGGTGTGAGGCTGAGCTTCGGTAACACACCCGAGCAAGAGATCAAGAGGATCGTCACTAACATCAGTGTTAGTCTCTGTAGTGATAACTTCATCTGTGGTATCGCCTCCTTTAATATGGCGTAGTGCTGTCTCTAGTATCTGTACTACCTGATCCATCTTAGCTTCAGGCATAGCACGTGCTGAGTTTATAGCGTCACGAAGTGGTATCCGTAACGCACTAGCTTTTGCGTACTCACAAAACTTGAAGTCTTCTGAATACATGTAAGGTAATGTATTGTATTTGTTCATCTTCTCGTTCTCCTACGAGTAGGTCTTCTGTTAAGCGCGTTGTTCTGAACTATACCACGTCGAGTTGGTAGTGCCTCTCTAGTCACTGCTGCTTCTCTGTGTTCAGGTGAGCCATCGGCTACCCAAGAATTCATAAAACGTACTGCTTCGTTAGTACTCTTCTGCTCCATACGTGCACCTTCATCAATAGCTATACGTTCAACCCACGGTCGAACTGCACCTGCTAATGAATCTAATCTATCGTCATGTATTAGAGCGCCCCTGTCATGGGTGATTTTAGTTAGTTGGTTCCATAATGTATAAACTGTTCTATGGTCAACTGCATACTTCTGAGACTGTGTTACATCATCGTGCCACACTTGCTCATTTACTATTAGTCGATGCCTACCGATAATCGGCTCAAGCGTATCAATGATACGTAGCTCCTTCTGACCGGATTCCATGATGTCCTCTATCTGAGGTGCATGTGTATGTCCTGCATCTTTATAGGCTGCTAGTAGTACTGGTCGCCACATCTGAGCGAACGCACCATTACCATAGTTAGCCTCTACATCGATCTTGTTAACCATATGCTTTATGGCTAACTTAGATAGGTCTGTAAAGATACTGTCTGCATACCCACCGGGTAGTGCTAGCTGCTCCATCAAGAATACATAGCCGTGTAGGAAGTATGTAACTGTTGCTACTGTTTCATCACCGTTCTTACCACCGCCTGCAGGATCAACGTAGATCATCTTACCTTCGTAAGCATATAACTCAGGGCTTACTGTGAACGGTCTGTATAACTCTACTCCGTCGGGGTGGCTTGGTACCACTATCCGCTTGTCTTTATCAGGCATCCAGTTTATTTGACCGGGTGCTGACTCCATGTTCAAAGACATACTTATTAAGTTCTTGGCTTTGAGTGGGTATCTATCCGCATCCATTAGTGCTGTGTTTAGCATATGCTGTAGCTGGAAGTACGGTGTACCTTGATCCACTTCTTTCTTTATAAGCGAGTGTTCTGGTAGTAGTACTGGATCGGTTACTTTACCCTGATCACCTAACGGACCACCACCGATTTGTAACGATGGATCATCTAGTATTCTTTGTGAGAACATAGGTGCTAAGTGGTCACCGTAATTTTCCAACTGTTTAGGTGTTGGATAACGACCGGGCCATATACGGATACTGTAGCCACGTCCGGGTAAAGCATTATATATCGAGTCTGATGTTTGTGGTGTACCTAAGTAACAGATACGCCCATGCTGACAGATCGATGTGAAATCCTTTGATAAATGCATAAGTTGTTGACGTTGTATCTCTGTCATACCATTCTTAGATGACTCAATATCATCTGGTACTAACAGATCAGCACGTCTACCCTGCATGTTTGCTGTTACACCTATACACGCTACTGACGGTGACTTCTCTGCACCTTTAAGTTGGTAGTGTATATCGAACGCTTTAGCTGATGCACGATCGCCGTGGTTACGATCAGGTCTTAAACATTCGAGTATATCGAAGTTCATTATGATCTGGATAACCCAGTTTGCAATCTCCATTGCTACATCTGCACCTGCACTTATAATAAGTACCCTATACTTAGGATCGTGTATTAAACACCATACCGCATAGATTGCTACGATTGAGGACTTAGCCTGTGATCGTTGTGCCTGTATCATTAAGTACTGTGGTCCATACTGTAAGTATTTACCTATATCTACCTGAACGTCTGTACATGTGAAGCCCATAAGGTCTTCCATAACGTCTATTAGGAAAGGCTCGAACTCAGCGTACTCTTTCTGTAACGCTTCGAGCTTTGCCCATCTGTCTATAGCTTCCTGTTGTAAATCTGTTGTCATAGTTGTACTCCAGTTACTCAGTTTCTCCACTGACTAATCGTAATCCACGTTTCTCACGCTTCTTCTTAAGTAGGTCATCTAACTCACCTAAGTTATCATCGTCTTCTATACTTGTTGTGATGTCGTTATCTTTGAGGAATTTAATTGCTACACCTAACGTTGCTGGTGTGACCGTGTAGATTTCTTTCTCTGCACCGTCCTCTTCTTGTATAACGATAGTCTCTCTTATCTGATCTATTAGTACTTTTGCTATAGCACCATGTAGATTGGATAGCTCATCTTCTGTGCTTTTAGACATTACTGTTCCTTGTTCTGTAGTAGGTAAGTCTCTATCCTAACCAATGCTGATTTAATATCGACCATATCCTGTGCTTGGTTTTGTATTTGGTATGTATGTATATCTACTAGTGCCTGTGTGTTTGATATGTTTTCGGATGTGCTACTCTCGTAAAGCCATCCACCTACCATTACTACACCTGTTAGTACCCACACAGGTACTGAGTCTGGAAGTATCACAAGATACTATCTCCTTTGTTGTTTATGTTTAGGTTACCTAAACAGGTAACTTATATAATATGAAGCTAAACGTACAGTTTGCTGCTACTGTTGTAGTTATATTCGACTGTATAACAGTTAACCTTATCTTTGTGGATGTCAGTCTAGTTACACTACCTGCTACAAGAGGTATAGCGAATGCTCCAACACCAGCTATTACCGCTGTATAAATAGTATCTGCCGATGGGTTAGTATCTACCGTTACGAAATCAAATTGAGCATAGGGTGCTACAGCTCCAGTAACGATTGATGTTATGTTACTACTAGATTCTGTTAGTACACCTGCTGTAACAGCCCCGTACCCTATCGCTATAGGCTCATCAGGTTTAACATTTGCTTCCTCTAACTCCGAGAAGTTAAAGTCTAAGTCAGCGTTACGTATACCATCTCGTAGTCTTCGTCTATCTGTAAAAGTTCGTAAAGCCATAACGCCTCCTCTATAATTAGTAGCCCCCAGTGTTGGGGGCTGTTTGTTATTCTTCTTCGTCCATCATATTTTGTATGATACCGAATAGAATATTTGATTGGGCTATTGTACCCAATGGTGCTGCTACCTGCATGTTACGCATATCGCGGTCAGTTAGGTTACCGTCTAACGGTCCCTTTACTGCCTTCATGTAACTATCTAAGTAGTTTAATACAGGGATCTGATCTGCTACTGATCCACGTCCACTAGCTAAATCGGTTACCATATCATAGTTATTCACCATCATACCTACACCACCCATATACATAAGTGTGTCGTGTGCGAAGTC